ATGACAGCAATACATTTTCAAGTATCAAATACTCCTGAAGGATATGTCGTAGAGGGATTTGTGTATATGCCTGACGGCAGCCGAAAATGGAAGCCCCTGCGCAATTTCGGAGACAGGCAGTCAGATGCATTGGAATTTTGCCATAGGGATTGTCCTAAATTGTCAGAATTCAGTATATCGAGTTTGGTGAAGATGTACAATTCCAATGTTAAGTATATTCGCAAGTCTGAAAGACGGTTTTACAAACAATGAAAGATTAAATGGTATGAAAAAGATGATGTTTAATGATACGTACAACCTCACGCAGGCAGTACTGAATGGAACAAAGACAAAGACAAGGCGAGTACTGAAAGGCAATGTGTCGCTTGGAAATTGGGAAGAAACGGCAAAAAAACTGCCTTACAAGGTGGGTGAAGTTATGGCAGTAGCACAGAGTTACAGAGAAGTACTTGAATGTGTGCCTGCGTATAACGACATCTTACTTGATGATAGAGGGTCATTGTATAAAGAATACAAAGCTGGCTATAACAACAAATTGTTTATTAAAAGTAAATTGATGCCCTACCATATCAGGATTACAGATATAAAGATTGAACGCTTACAAGATATTTCAAAAGAAGATTGCCTTAAGGAAGGTATAACATTTATTGAATCATTATCAATTATCGGATATGATGCTTACTTTTTCACTGTCAAACCTAAAGCGAGACAGATATATGGCAATATTCTTAAATTTTTCTCTTCTCCTCAAAGAGCCTACGCAGATTTAATTGATAAAATCAGTGGCAGGGGTACGTGGAAACGTAATCCATGGGTGGTAGTTTATACTTTTGAAAGAGTAGATTAACATGAAGGATAAAGCACTCATTCTTGATGCCTGCTGTGGTGGCAAGATGTTCTATTTCGACAAGAATGACGACCGTGTCTTATTTCAAGATATAAGAAGTCTTGAAACTACGTTATGCGATGGAAGGCATTTTGAGATAAAGCCCGATATTCAAGCGGACTTCACGAATATGCCATATCCTGACGAGAGTTTCTCTATGGTGGTATTCGATCCTCCGCACCTGAAATATACAGGGAGTTCTAAAGAGTTAAAGGGTTGGCAAATGACAAAGTACGGACATTTAGGCTGCGATTGGAAGGAAATTCTATCAGCTGGATTCAAAGAGTGTTTCCGTGTCCTCAAACGCAATGGCTTTCTCATTTTTAAATGGAATGAGACAGACATAAAAGTTTCTGAGGTGCTAAACCTCACACCAGCTAAGCCGATTTTTGGACATATATCAGGAAAGCGTGCCAATACACACTGGATATGTTTTATAAAAGGAGGTGTTTATAATCAAATTGGGTGATTATTTTCCCCAAAAACGTTGTTTTTTTTATTAGACGAGAGCCGTGCCAGTCTGCGAAGATAGGTACGGCTCATTTCATATTCTATCCCAACGAAAAAAGCGCAAATTCCCCCGAACCCCCTAAATTTTCAATGAAACAAGGAAAACACAGCTTTTGAAAAATATTTTTCAGAAAAACCCTTCCTACAATCCTACAATCCTACAAATTAATTTTCTTTTTCAAACTATATTTACTATAATTGTTTATATATCAAATAATTATAGTAATATATTGAAGTAATTATGTATGTAGGAAATGGTGTAGGATTGTAGGACGTTGTAGGAAATAGGTTTTTTCTGTAGGAAACACCTTTTTGACTATACCGTCCTACAAAATTGCACTTTTAGGGCTTTGTAGGACGGTATAGGTTGGTGTTTTTGAGTGAAATAAGTAAAAATATGATTGAAATATTTTCTATAATCAATTGGTTTTGAGTAACTTTGCATAAACCGATACAAAATTTGTAGGATTGTAGGACGGTAGGAACGCAAAATTTCAAAAATATAATGCATAAAGAAAAAAGAGCCTTTAAAAAAAATGCTACTATCAAGATTGAGCCCTATCTTGCGGAGTACATTATCGGAAAATACGGTGTGGATAAAAAAAGTGGAACGGTAAAAATTCCTTACACTTCCGACCTCTACCACTGTATTTGGGAGAACATGTCAAGACAGCGTGCCAACCAACCTGATAATACTGACGGCAATCTTCGCATTTCCCTCCCATGTCGGAAAGGTGGAGACGGTATTGCCTGGAAAGACCCTGCATATTATAATTATCTGTCCCCTGCTGCTGCAAAGGAAATAGAGAAACAGATTCGAAGAATGTTCAATTTTGAGCTACACAGCGTTTTACTAGAGAATGAAGAGTTTGGAAGGGAACGCAATAACAGTGAAGTTATCTTTGAGTTCATTCGCAGATATCGTTTATTTTCAATTTCTTCCGATGCATTATTAAAGAACTTTTATCGCTTTCGTAACCTCTTGCACCCGAAAAAGAAGAGGAAATATAATAAAAGAATACCCATTTAATATCATTTAACACATACTGAATAGCCGTTTTTGTCAATTAAAAAAGCAAATTATGATAGAATTTTCAAATCTTATAGAAGTCAGCCCTATTGATTCAAGAGTAGGCAGTCAACCAAGAGTATATGAATTCATAGCAGATACTTTCTCTTATATCCCCCAACTCTCTGAGAACGAGAGCGGAAATTATTGGAATTGCGACAAGACACTCGTAATAGAAGTACCTAACAGAAATGCTCAACGCTTCTTCTCTATCGAGAGAAATGCTATAGTGAAGATAAAAACTTCCAATAGTAAAATTTACGAGGTAGGCACATTGGATATTCCTGCACGAGTTCAAATTTCATCGAATCTGAACTCCGCCAACCTCGTTATCAAGTGCAAAATGCTTGCAGACCCTTTTTTATAGGTCTTTTGCATACACCTTATTATATAGTAAATTCGCATCAAAAATAGATTTTGATGAACGAATTACAGAACCTTTTAATTTCAGGGTATCCACTGTTTATTACCATTGATGGGTATCGTCAAGCCATGCTTGCTGCCTTTCCTCTCAATGGTAAGATAGACGATAATTCGAACCCAAAGGGAGCTTACGGTTTCACACCTACCGAAACAGCTGCTTATCTGAAAGACCACACATGGTATCAATTCGAGTCTCATACAGCCCTTCAAGAGCTGCAGAAGATGCTGACACAGGAAAATGACATTCCTGGAGTAACACTTACAGATGAGTTCGACAATGAAGAACTTCCTGAAGGCAGTATTGCTTACCATCGTGTTTGGGGTACTGTCATGGCTAACAGTTATTGGTATTTCTCTTCCAAGCAACTTGAAGCTGATCTTCAGGCAGCGGAAGCCAATCCACAGATCACCTGCCATTTCCTGCATATCAATTCTCCAGGTGGAGAGGCGTGGTATCTTGACCGACTGAGCGAAACACTGCGTAGCTGCGAGAAACCCATTCTCACATATTATGAACAGATATGTTGTTCTGCAGGATACTACATCGGCTGTCATGGACAACGTGTCTATGCCCGTACTGCAAATGATTATGTGGGCTGTATCGGTACTATGTGTAGCTTTTACAATTTCGAGGGATATTACGAGAAACTTGGTATCAAGCACATGAAAGCGAAAGCGACCAACTCCGACTTGAAGAACAAGACCTTCGAAGATCTGTATAACGGCAAAGATGAGAAATACGTCAATGACGTACTCAATCCTATGAACGAACAATTTCTTTCTGCAGTACGTTCTCAGCGGAGTAAGCTCACAGACCTCCCTGATGACGCACCAGTATTGCGTGGAGAAACATTCTTCACTACGCAGGCTGTGGAAATCGGTCTTGCTGACGGCAGCAAGACTATGGTGGAAGCCATTTCAGAAGCTGTTGCTATGGCAAACGAGTATGCAGATACAAAAAAAATGAAGACTGCCATATACAATATATAATGTTAAATTTTTTATCTTAGTTTTATGAACTTCAAAGAAAAACTTATGCAAGTTCTCAAAATTCTGAATCTTAATCAGAAGTTCGAGAGCAAAACTCTCTCCAACGAGGAGTTCAATTCGTTGGTAGCTGAATACCAAAAGAAGTATCAGACAAAATTGAGCGAAGATCTTGCAGCAGAACAAGCTGCCAAGAAAACGGCAGAACAGACTGCCGAGTTCCAAAAGATGCTCAATGCCATTCACGAGGTACTTGTTGGTTCTGCTCCTGCAGCTACCGTAGATAACGAAGATGGCAAGCAACCAGCTCAGCAAGCCAATGCTTCGGTTGAAAGCATCATCGCAGGCATTAACGGACTCCGTGCCGATGTTAAAGCACTGGGGGAAAAAGCTGCACCAGATATTCCTGAGCAGACTGTAAATTCTGCTCCAGTTAGTATCAATGGCTTCGGTAACACTCCAACGTATTTGTTTGGAATAGAGCACTCGATGTTCTCTATGGATAGTCGTTGGAATAAGATAGCTGCAAATCCTCGTGCTGCTGCAGCTTTGCCCGAAGTTGACGAACAAGTGGACGGTGTTGCCTTCCATAAGGCAGCTTGCCAATATGCCAAGTCGCTCAAACAGCGTTACCAGTATCTTCAGGAAAACAAGATGCTTGATGCTACAGCCCTTGCTGCAGGCAAGTATGCTACCAACTATGATGGTGTGGAGAAAGCTGGCGTAGGCGACCAATTTATCGTATTGCGTCAAGATGCGCTCATTGCTCGCGTGCTCCAAGTACGTGATATGACACAGTACTTCCCTGTTGCTTATGGCTATCAAGACCGTGCTCTGGTCTTCAACACATTCTTCGACGAAGTTTCACAGGCTTATCAGTCTGGCGAAGTCTTCAAGGGTGGTATGAAGATCGAAAACCACATGGGTTATGTTGACGATGCCATGATAAAGATAGAATGGGGGCCTATGAAGGAACTCGAGCGCAAGTATATCGGCTATCTCAACAAGGAAGGTTCAGATCCAATTAAGTGGACGATGATTGAGTATCAATTACTCAACACCCTCATTACTGCACAGGTAGAACAGAACAAACGTCGTATGCGTGGTATCTATGTTAAGCCAGAGCAGGGCGTAGCTGGCAGCTACAACAATGCTGGTACTGGTATTCTTTATACGCTTCTGCGTTATGTGCATCAGTATGACATTAAGCCACATGCAAGCGATGTGTATCGTTCATATGCTCAGGCTACAATGCTTGCTGCAGTACAGGAATTCATTGCAGACGTACGCGCATCTATCACGGAAGATATGGATCTCGACCAGCATTGCATCTATCTGAACAAGAATCACCAAGCTTGGTGGATTAAGAATGTACGTGCCACTTATGGCAAGGATACCGACTTCTCTGGTACGATGGGAGCTCTCAATATAGTTCCTGATACTACCGTTCGTATTATTTGGTTGCCATACCTCGGTCAGCTTCCATTCATGATGTTGCATCAACCAGGCAACATTCAGTTCCTTGAGTTTGTTCCTGGCGAGATGCTCTCAATGAAGATGCAGGAGCAGATGGAGCAAGTTCGTGCATGGAGCACCTGGAAGGAAGGTTGTTCAGCATCGTTCACTGGTCGTCGCTTCGACACCAAGAAAGCTATGGACGACAACAACTACGAGTGGCAGCAGATTTTCATCAACCTGTTTGCAGCAACCATCGTCGATAAGTTGGATGCCAACAAGGGGTTCTGGTTAACGACTGGTAGTACAACAACACAGGAAACTTACACCGACATCGAAAATGCAAAGGCTGGAGTAGCTTACTGCATTGAGTGTGGCGATAAGACTCATCTTCCAAAGATTGCCAAGAGTGGTAAGTTTGTTAATCTCACTGCAGCTTTTAATGCTTCAGAGGTAGGCGACTATATCATGGTGATTCTTGGCAACGATGGTAACTTCCGTGAGTTGGAACGCTGCGTAGGAGGTAAACGCACAATCAACAAGAACCTCCAGCCTAACGTTCCTGGAGGTCGCTAATTAGGAATCCATTTTTAATAGTATATAGATATTGTTTCACCGCGGGGAGTTTTCTACTGCTCCCCGCAAAATTTAAAAAAAGAAATGATAAGAACAAAAATTCAGAAAAGATGCCGTGCATACAACCCTAACAAGGGTTTCAATTACGCCGACCGTCAAGCTCGCAGAATGTTCATGGTAACATTTGCAGTGTTTGGTTTCGCAATGCTCCTTGCAGCATTACTCGATTACTCTTTACTCGGGGCTACCGGCTCTTTGGTTTCATTTGCCTCTATGGCTGTGGTAGGACATATCGATGATGTGTCTGACCGTGATACGCATGGTTCTGCTATTTCCTATATAGTTTACCTTGTGGCACTTGATCAAATAGACCGCACAAAGCCATTCCCACAGCCCAATAGACAACGCGAGGTTGCACCTATACCTTTAAAACCAGGCGAAATACCTCATTACTTTGAGGCGCATGATATACCATCCTTTACAGGAACTACAGAAAAGGGAGATATTACGACTTCTGGTGAAAATAGTTTCGTTCTCATCATGGGTGGTGCCCGTGTGAACTTGTACAATTTCATAGAAGAGTACAGTGGTGGAAAGTTCATTCTTTTCTACAAGCACGTTAAGTCTTCCGACTGGTATATCCTTGGTGAACTCGAGCGTCCTATTATCCTTGCCAATACGGAGGTCAAAGACGATAAGGACGGTCGTTATGGAACATTCACCTTTAAGCGTAATTCTGTAGACCTACCACTCCTCTATACTGGTAATCCTGCCGTAGTGGATGCTGGAGAAGTGGCTCCTGGAGCTACAAGCATTACCATTAAGGCAAATGCCAATACCTACAAAATCGCCAATGGTACAACAGGTGCTGCAGCCATTGCAAGCGTATCGGGTCTTACCAAGGCGGACAAGGGACGATACATTACCCTTATCGGTGCTGGTACCGATAAGCCTGCCACTATTGCAGACGGTTCAACCTTCGTTCTCGAAGACGGTGCCACATGGACGGCAAAGGAAGGTGCATCTATTACGCTCCGTGTTCTTGACACAACGACACTTGTCGAAGTATCTCGTACAGGAGTATAACACGCTACAGAGAGCAGAAGGACGGCGTTCTGTTTTTCTGCTCTCTTCACTTAAAATAAGAAACCATGTATAGTACAAGAGAAAAGCTTATTCACTTCAACCAGCTTGTTAATCCGCAGGCTGTAGAAGCCGACCTCGCATTGCTGCATGAGAAGAATCCACAAAGCACCGACTTTGTACGATTCGACCATGCACCCGAGAAGAATTCAGAAGATATTCTGTTTGCATTGCTCGATGTTTGTGAACACGACGAAATCGTGCGAAATCGTCGCGAATTCTTTGCTACAGAAAATAAAGACACTGACAGTAATTCAGGAGGTGAAGGTAACGGTACTCCATTAGAGGGCACTGGTACTGAGAACCCAATAGATGGCGAAGGTAACGGTACGCCATTAGAGGGCACTGGTACTGAGAACCCAATAGATGGCGAAGGTAACGGTACTCCATCAGAGGGCACTGGTACTGATAACCCAATAGATGGCGAAGGTAACGGTACGCCATTAGAGGGCACTGGTACTGAGAACCCAATAGATGGTGAAGGTAATGACACCCCATCAGAGGATACTGGTGCAGAAACCGATAATGTGGATAACTCTGTGGATAACTCTTCCGAAGAAGGAAAAGGCAATCAACCAAAGAAGCCTGCTACTCCAAAAAAAAAGAAGAAGAGTACCCGAAAATAGACTGGGAAAACCTTGCTGATGCGGACGTGCAGATGGCAACAGTTCTCTATAACGACCGCATCAACACTTATCGCAAGATGAAGCAGCTCGACGAACTGCTGGAGAAAGAGCGTAATGCGCAGGCAGTAGCTGATATGGCAGAATTGCGCATACGTAATCTTCAGGCATTTGCCGAGCTGCAATCGTTTAACGACACGGGCAAGTTTCTCTGCAAGCACCCATTGCTCTTCGGACGCTCAGAGATAGCAGAACTCATGAAACTACTCAAAGCCGACCCTGCCGAGTTCCTCCGCCAGCACAAGAACGTGCTCGACAACATCAAGCGTTATCGCTCCTATATAAAACGCACCGACCGCAAGAACCGCCGTGCTGATGACCTCAAGAACCTCGAACGGCATCGGGAGCGTGAAAAACTATTCAAGATGGTTCTTGAACAACAAAATAAATAAATAGTAACAATGGAAAATAGTATAAAAGTTTTTAATTTGGGCAATCTTCCTACTGCCCCGCTGGACTCTTTTATCGAACTTCAAGAAGACTTTAAAAAGCCAGACGAAGACAAATTATCGAAGTTGCAGATGCTTATCATCACACGTGGCTTCAAGTATTCATTCAAAGTATGGAAAGACCCCGACGGCAAGTTGTGGATCATTGATGCCCATCAGCGTCGGAAGGCTCTGCTCAGGCTTCGTTCCTACGGCTTCCGCATTCCTGAAATTCCATACGAGGAAATTCAGGCTTCCAACAAGCGTGAGGCAGTAGAAGAGATAGCTGCTTATAACTCCGAATTTGCCGAAAAGAATCCGGATACGCTGCTTTTCACAAAATACAATATCAATGGAGATGAACTTGCTAAGTTTAACCTCGGATACGAGGTAAAGCAGACCGATTTCTCTATAGGTGGAGAAAAGCTATTCACTTCCGATGCTGAAATTGCGGATATACAGGAGGATACTGTTGATATTACTCCGCAAGATGACGAAGGAGAGTTATTTGCCCGTCCTGGAGATATATTCCGATTGGGACACAACAGGTTGATGTGCGGAGATTGCCGTGCAAAGAAAGATGTCATCGCCCTGATGAATGGAAGAATGGCTGACATGATACTTACCGACCCTCCATACAATGTTAATTATGAAGGTGGAGGAGAAAGTAAGCTCACTATTCAGAATGACTCAATGGAAAATGATTTATTCCTTAGATTTCTGCAATCAGTCTTCAATGTTATGTTTTCCATTGTAAAGCCCGGTGGTTCTTTCTATGTTTTCCATGCTGACTCTGAAGGCGAGAATTTCCGTCGCGCTATCCGAGAGGCAGGTTTCAAAATCGCCCAATGCTGTATTTGGGTGAAGGATACATTCGTCATGGGGCGTCAGGACTACCAGTGGAAGCATGAGCCTTGCCTGTATGGTTGGAAAACAGGTGCTGCCCATTTTTGGAACGCTGACAGGAAGCAGACAACGGTATGGAATTTCGACAAGCCAAAAGCCAACAGGCTGCACCCTACCATGAAACCTATAGCCCTCATGGCATATCCGATAACAAATAGTACAAAGAACGGTGATGTCGTTGTGGACTTGTTCTCTGGTTCAGGTTCCACCATTATGGCTTGCCAGCAAACGGATCGTATAGGCTATGGTATGGAGATAGACCCGAAATACGTTGCTGCAACTGTACGTAGGTTCATGGCAATGTTTCCACAGCAGCCGATACTCTTGGAAAGAGACGGTGCTGTCCTTTCAGAAGATGAAACCAAAAAGATTATTCTATGTCAGAATTAATCAAAAAAGAAGTACTGTCAGATGAGTATATAAATCAAGTAAGAACGTTCGGAGCGTTGAGTTATACGCCCGAACGTATCTGCAGGTTGCTCGGTCTGAAAGGAGCCAAGCGCACGACCTTGTTATATCGCATAAACACGCCTGGCGATGTTTATTGCGAAGCCTATCATCAAGGACGTGCGCTTGGTGAATATAATATTGACGCAGAACTCGCTAAGAAGGCAGAGAAAGGAGAGATAGATGCTATAACTCTGCTGGAAGAACGTAAGAACGAACGTGAAGAGAAAGACCTGCGCATGAATTTATTTGGTATATGAAAAGTCAAATCGAGAAATTAGATTCCATTCACCCAGACCTTATATCCGCATTCTTGACAGGTGGAGAATGTGAAGGTATTCCGCAAGATGTGAGATTATTCCTGCAGCAATTGCAATGGTCTGCGGAGATTTTCGAATATGAACGTAATATTACAAGGGCAGCTCAAAAACTAAAGCTACGTATCAATGCCGAGCAGCGTATCAAAATAGAAGAGCGCACTTGTATGGAGAGGATTTATCAGGCAATCAACTATTTTCAGGTTGATTGCAATGTTCCTATCAAAGTTTGGGAAAGCAATTTTGCCAACAAATATGAAGACCTTGCCAAACTGTGTGGTTCTACTGGCGATTACAAAGGTATGAAAAACTGCTACGATGCTGCATTGGAATGCCGTCGCAGAGCTTCTGAAATTGCTGAAGCTGACAGGGATTTGGGAGTTCAATTCTTGATAACACCTGAATTGACACCCGAGGAACTCGGTTTCTCAAAAAAGAATCTGAAGGAAATTGCAGCCAAGCATAATGAAGGCTTCTATGTTACGCTTATCGACTCGTTGCCAATAGAAACAAAAGAAAAGAAACGCCTGCTGCGAGATGCCGATATTCAAGATGCAGAAATAATGGAGGAAATTCCGAATGACTGAAAAAGCTATAAATGAAAACAGCGTGCTCAGCTTCGAGCACTACTACATGAACCGAGTGCAGCTGCTTGCCAATATCATCGACCCCAATATGCTTTATGCCGAATGGGCGCGTGCTACGGGTAAGACCGAAGGCGTTATCGTTCCACGGCTTATCCGTGTAACAAACGATATGCCGGGTGAACTATCATTCCTTGTTCACAAAACATACGTGGCACTGATGACCAACGTGTGGCCTAACATTCAAGCCTCGTTTTCGCGTCCTGTTATCGTGAATGGCAAGCAGCGTGCAATGTTGGAGTATGGTATCGACTATGTGGTGGGCGAAGCAAAGCTACCTTCACACTTCCGTCGACCACGCTACCCTATTGCCTACGCTAAGCACTCGGTCATCTTCCGTAACGGAGCACACCTGCAGCTGGTGTCTTCCGACCAGCCCGAGAGTGTTGCCGGTCGAAATGCCGTGCACGCATTCGTCGAGGAAATGAAACACAACAGCGGAGAGAAACTCAAATCACGTTTGTTTCCTTCGCTTCGTGGTGGCTCGGCAGAAATACGCCGTTCAGCATACTACGAAGGTGTAACAGGTGTGAGCGATACGGCTCGTGTAGACCTTGGCGAAGACGATTGGTTTGAGGAATACGAAAACAAGATGGATGAACGGCTTATCAACGAAATAGCTTCTGTGTCGCTTGCCATCAACCAAACACTGTACAAGCAGTTCGTGCTCCAGCAAGAATTGCGCAATACCAAGAACCCAGTAACAATAGAGAAGATACGTTTGGAAGACCAAAAGCTCAAAGCCTTTATCGCCCGATGGAAACCACGTATTGCCGATATGCGACGCAATGCCATCTATTATATACGAGCATCTTCGTTCTGTAACAAGGATATACTCGGTCCGAAGTTCTTCAAGACGCAGCTCGATACCCTTGATATGGACGAGTTCCTCACCGCCATCTGTGCTATCCGTCATAAGGAAGTTACCAACAAGTTCTTTACAAGCTATGACCACGAGCGACACCAATTCAAGGACAGCTACATATACGACCAAATATTGAAGCAGAACCTTAAAGACCACTTCACGCTCACCGCACGCTACCTTCGCCACTACGATAAGCGCGAACCTCTGTACATAGGTTACGACCCTGGTAATTTTCAATCGCTTATCGTCGGGCAGAAAAAAGAGTACGGCAGTCGCTTCGATATTATTAAGGAATTTTGGGCATATATACCCGACGACCAGCAGAACCTTGCACAACAGGTGTATTCGTTCTTTGGCAACGACGCAGTGAACAAGGTTATACACCTCTACCCCGACCGTGCAGGAAACAAAACAAGGGAAGAATTAGAGCAAATAACGACCGACTCGCTGACGATGAAGGCTGCTTTGGAGAGTTACGGTTTTTCTGTTTTTCTCTATAACGATGGTGCACCTACTATTTACCACTGGCAGCAGTTCCGCTTGTGTCAGTTGCTCTTTGCCGAGAAACTTCCCTTGCTTCCCAAGGTGCGTATCGATGAGAATGAATGTCAGAACCTTTGCAGTGCAATTCTTATCAGTCCGCTGAAGAAAACGAACGGTAAAATCGAGCTTGATAAATCAAGTGAGAAGAAAACAGAATTAAAACGTCGTCCAGGGCTGACAACACAGCTTCCAAGTGCAATGATTTACCTTTTATATGGTCTTTATTCAGACCTTATTAAAAAGGAATTGAGCAGTTATCCGAACGATTTACCCGAAAATATAGCGATATAAGCCCCTATAAAGTCCAAAAATGAATATAAAAAATGTCCAAAACAAGGCAATAACGAGGGCTATTTACATAGGTGAAAATGATACTTTGTTGAAAATCAATATATTACATTTGAAAAATGAAAAATAAAAATAAACAAACGACGCAAATCAGGACGCACCGCTGATTTTTGATAATGCGGTGCAGACTCTCGAAAAGGCTGGAAATATGACGAACCACCTCCGAGAACGTCCTTTGTCGCAATAGGATAATTGAATAATTTCGCAAGTGATGGATAAACCTATCGAATTAGACGGCATCAATGCAATGCAGTGGGCAAGGGAGATAAGCAAGTTACCGCAAGGAGATTTCACACTCTGCTTCTTTCCTTATTCGAGGTCGCAGGGTGTGGCTGGAAACACCTTGACGGTGAAGAAGCACTGTAAGTATAGGACACAGCTACCACAGGATAGATTTTCGGTTGATGCAGAGAATTATTTCCTATTTGAAGATGAAGACGGCAACCCTAAGATGTGTTATCGTATTCTTATTAGATACATGGGTTTTCCTAACGATGGATATAAACTTCACAAGATAAATTGGTTATGAACGATAGAATAGAGTTATACGGCAACGCTGGTAATTATATTGCAGATGGCAATGTTCTCTCTTTCCAAATAGGAGAGGGACAACAGCTATTCAACACTCCTGGTATGCTTATTCCACAGGAGAATAGGTCGTACCTTCACGAACACCAGTGGCTTAGTGTTAATGGTTATCAGGTGTGCATGCGTGGTGCAAACAACAATCTCTGCGATGAAGTAACGACAGAGATTAAGCAGAACCGCTTGTTGCCTCGCTTATATAGTAAGGAGATTAAGATGCTGTATGGTAATGGTCCATGTGCCTATATGCAGACAGTGGAAGGTGGCAAGATGAAGCGTGAGTACACAGCACTACCTGCGTGGGACGAATGGCTGAACACTTGGCAGGAGCGTGGTATGGAGACTACTGCACAGGAATTTGCCAAGACGAATATCAAGAACTTCTATTACTTCGGAGACTTCTTCTGCAAGTTCCGCTTTGCACGTGGCAAGCGTTTAGGTATGATGCCTGTTGCTGGTATAGAATCGGTAGAGAACAAACACTGCCGTCTTGCTACCACTCGTCAGGATATTGCCTACGAACAGATTAGTTACAGCGACTTCCGCCATATAGCTGTGGGGCGTTGGTCTTACGGACTTGGTAACTATAAGATTTATCCGAAGTTCGCATTGTCAGAAATTGACAACTACCTATATGCAGCTGTATCGCACCATCGTGAGAAATCGGTGGACGAGTTCTATGGTGTGAATGAAACACACCAGGGCGCACGCCCCTATATATTGGGTAGCAATAGTACGGCTACTTATATCAATTCTTTCTTGCGCAACTCGTTGGCAGCCAAAATCCACATCATCATACCTAACGCATGGGTGGTCAGCAAGCGTTCGCAACTCACCAAACTTTGTGAAGAGAACAAATTACGCAAATCAAAAGATAAGGATTTGGTAAAATACAATGGCATTGAAATCGGCACGGAGTATCGTGAGTCGTTGCTGGTTGAATATATGCGATTGGAGCTGCGTAAGATAGGCGATTATCTGAGCGGTGCAGAGAACCAAGGCAAGGCTTATTCTTCCATATCGTTCATGGACGCTTCCGGACACGAGCAGCAGTGGAAGATTGAAACCATCGACCTTAAATATAAGGAATATATAGATTCGCTCATTGCCTACGATAAGCGCACGGAGGAAGCGTTGTTGTCTTCAGTAGGGCTTGATGCTTCCATCTCTGCGGTGAGCAAGGACGGTGTAATCAGCAAGTCGGGTTCTGACGCGTACTATAACTATCTCATTTATATAATGTCGCTCACACCCGAAGACGAGATTTGCTCCGAGCCATTCAACATTGCTTTGAAGCTGAATTTCCCTAACCTCTATAAACAAGGTTATCGTATTGGGTTCTATCGCGAAGTGCCCCAGCGACAGGAAGATATATCACCTAAGGACCGATTAAACAAGCAACAAGCATGAAAATACTTCAAGAACTATTCGGTAATCTCGCCACTTTTAGCTCTTATGCACCAGGCGTAGAAACAAATATCGACTTGCAGGATTTGCAGCCTTCAGGCAATTCCGCTCGCAAGCGTGTGGAAACCATCCTGACCACTTCAGTGTTCAAGGCTATACTCAACTTGCAGGAGGACACAGAACTTAAAGAGGCTTTGCGAACTGCTATCGCTAACTTTACGATGGCGCAGCAGCTGGTATTCGACAGTATCAACCGTAGAAAAAACGAGATAGATGTATATAAGTACGAAATCGAGGCGATGCGTCGTTCGTACATGGAAAATTACTACAACGCCATCGATACGCTTGTAGGGCTGCTCTCTACTGATACGGTAAGCGAACCCTCAAAGCTCTGGAAAGAGGCTCCTTACAACAAGATGCTGGAGAAATGCCAAATTCACTCAGCAGAAGTCTTCGATACGATATTTCCTATCGATATGTCGTACTTCTTTTTCTTTCGCCTGGTTCCACTGCAGAAGGAGACATTGGACGAGCAATTGTCGGCTTACTTCGACAAACTCACCGATGACAACAGTTCCCGTATCGAGCATGCCTTGTTGCTCGCCCTTGCAAAAAAAACCATCGCCAAATCGCTGCGCCGTTTCGATATTTTGGAATTTCCACCTACTATACGCAACCTCTTCGATGACAGCCATGCTTCACGTTCAGGCAAAGACGAACTCGTCGCAGCACTATCATTAGCCGACCGACTCGACCGAGAAGCAGAACAGCTTCTGCTCAATGTAGACACGTTGCTTTCAACCGATACGACTGCCGATGTCAGTTCTTATTCAGCGTATAACAACCCCGATGATAAAATAATAATGCTGCCATGAGAGATATAGAACTCGTATACAAAGGCGAAATACACCGCATACCCAACAACTGGGAAGGTATGACCGAACAACAGTTCGTTAGTCTAACGACCGACTTACTGGCAATGGCAGCAGGAAAACTGTCTGCAGGCGAGGTGCGCATCAACTACCTTTGCGATATTATGAATTGGAATAAACGCCGTTTCCGCACTGAGGAGCAAATAGCCAACCTCATTGCTATTTCCGAACAGCTTACCTTCCTTTTTCAAATCAACTACCCCAACAACAACGAGGTTCTTGAGGATATGAACAAGGAAACTTACGAGCTTTGCCGTCGTGTGGACCCATTCCGATTGAATATCCCCATTGCTCGCGTTCTGCGACGTTTGGAATACCAATATGTCGTAGACCTCTGTTTCTGCGCTCAGCTCATACCTTCTGTCCGCATCAAGGAACGCACCTTCCAAGGTTATCAGGTAAGGAAAGACTATGGCACACTGACATGCTCTCTCACAGCACTCCAATACATAGAGGCTCGTTCGCTCATCGAACAAGGCGAAACGGCACTTCCACTCATGGCTGCCATACTTTATTACCCCGACAAGGTATATAATTCTGAACGTGCACATGCGTTGGCAGCCGAATTCGCTTCGTTGCCATTGGAAATGCTTACAGCAATCTATTTCAACTTTCAGGCTTTCACCAACTATCTTTTCAATAAGACGGCTTTCTCATTACTAACGAAATTCAAGCTCAAGCCCGAACGCCCTATCACCACCGAAGCATCCGACGCTCTCTATGACCTTTCAAAAGATGGACTTGGCGATGCACGGCAGATTGAACAAATGAACTTGCTTACCTACCTGAAGGTGCTGCGTAAGAAGACCATCGATGCCGTTCGCGACATGAAGGGCTTTGGCTGGGACAAAGTGAAAATAAGCGAAGAGGTAGGTTTGCCTATCTCTATAATAGACAAAATAATATGATAAAAGAACAATTTCTCTATTTTGCCCAGTTCCCAAATCAGGACGGTATACGTGCCATGTTCACCAATGGCGCAAGTAACACCGCAGGGTACGACGAACTTCTGACTTCCCTCTCCAATCTTCCCAAAACGTCGCGTGTTCCCGAAATCGCCAACTACGTTTATGGGCAGTCTTTCGAGGAACTGCAGGCACGTCTCGACAAATGCATCGGTTCTTTCCTTTTTATAGACTATGGCGAAATGTCGATGTCGGGCAACAGTCACAACTCTTACGAACTCACCCAGCGCATAGCTGTAACAGTTGCCAACAAGATGCCGAACCGTGCCGATGCTGCCGAATACATGCTCGTTTCCGATAACACGCTTGCACTGCTCTCAAAAGTGCATGCTGCCATGCTTGCCGATGCTGACAGGGGAGATATCGAATGGCTATCTCGTGGCGAGCTTTCCCGAGCGGAATATGTCCCCTTCGTGGCTTCGGAACTCCATTCGGTAGGGTGGACTTTGATGCTGTCTTGCATAGCCCCCGACACGCTCCAAATTCACCAACAGTACAAGTCCTTTGTGAAGAACACGGAATAGGTTAATTTTGTGTTCAGAAATAAGCGAAATTAAATTATGAAAAAAATACCAATGATATCAATCGTTTCCTTGCCCCTGACCATAGTGGCAGACATCTCTCACTATTTCTACCAAGACTGGGAGTTTGCTAAGTGGATAGCTGTAGCTATCGTGGTGGATACCTTTCTTAGTTTATGGAAGCACTTGTTGCACAAAGATGCGTCGAGTGGCTGCTTTTTCGGAAAGTTCAGCAAGAAGATAGGCATTTACATTTGCCTTCTCATTCTCTCAAACGTTCTTGCAAACAGTACGGTGCAAGGTTCTGTAGTTGGTGCAACACAATGGATAAGCACCTATATCTGTGTGTTTATGCTGGTAAGGGAAACCTTCTCATGCATCGAGAACATGCAGGCTATTTATCCCATCTTGCCGACTTCATTCGTCAAACGACTGAAAGACTTTAACGAAAAGGGCGAATACATACGAAAATAATAAAAATACACACACGCTATGAATTGGTTAAAAATATACACATACAGCATTATGCTCTCTTTGCTACTTGGTTTTCTTATAGTCTGTAATCTTTACTACGACCTTCGCAAAGACTACAACAGAGTAAAGCAAAATCAAAGCCTACTACTCCATAACGGCACCGTAGCCATATCAGAAACCATCACAGGCAAAAGCAAAGCATCGGCACAGGCACTCAATCTCACCGCCTCAGAATTTCGCAATAGCGGAGACACGCTCCTCCACATCGCTCGTCAGGCTGGTATCAAACCAAAGCGCATCAGCGAGGCAGCAACGGCATCAACCGTTATGACTGCCGAAATCGTTGCCCCCATTCGCCCCTCATCCCCTCGTCCCCTTGTTCGCTCGTTCCCCGACACAGACACAACACATTCCATCACCACCCAACAGCCACCACCCACCACCCTTTCATGGCAAGACTCATGGCTTTCGCTTGATGGCAACATTACCGACTCCGTATTCCGTGGCACCATCACCTCCACCGACACGCTTGACATAATGGTGCACCGAGTTCCAAAACGCTTCCTCTTCTTTCGCTATGGCTGTAAGGAGGTCAGAATGGATATCATATCTCGCAATCCTCACACCAAACTCATATATGCGAAATATTACCAATTAATAAAGTAAACGTTTGATTTCTTCATAGTCTTTTAATTTTTTGGTTAGATTGATTGTTTTTAGGCGAGCCACCACTGTTTCAGTGGTGGCTTTTTGTATCAGGTATTAGCAGAAGATAAACTAAGCTAAACGGCTGATTATAAACGCTGTAGTACTTGCACGTTTCCGTTTATAGTGTTACCTTAGCAGTACAATAAAAATAAAGAACAATTTAAAAATAAAGATTATGAACGAGCAAATTCAAAGCATTCTAAACGAAAACGGAACAAAGACTTCCAAGATTCAGAAACTTCTTACACTCGGACTTACACGCCGACAGGTTGCAGACCTTGTAACGAACGGAAACTACGGATTTGTGCAGAACGTCTACAAGCGAATGATGCAGGGTTTGACCAACACGGCAGCGCAGGCTGCAGCAACCATCGCCCCAGCAATCGACTACGCTTTCAACCGCAATTTCGGAGTGGAGATTGAAGCCTGCAACTGCACACGGGAACGCCTGGCACGCGAGCTTACCGCAGCAGGAATAAACGTACAGGTAGAAGGCTACAACCACACCGACCATACCGACCATTGGAAATTGGTTACCGACAGCAGCCTTTGCGGAAACAACCCATTCGAACTCGTAAGCCCAATCCTCCACGGAGAACAGGGACTCGAGGAACTCGAAAAAGTTTGCTGGGTGCTTGACCTCTGCAACGCCAAGGTAAACGACACCTGCGGACTTCACGTACACATGGACGCAGCAGAGTTCGACCTCACAACTTGGAAAAACCTCATACTAACCTACAAACGCCTTGAAGGTGTTATCGACAACTTTATGCCACACAGCAGACGCAACAACCGATATTGCAAAGCACTTTCTGCCATCACAGAAAATTCTATCAAGCACGCTCGTAACATTGGCGACCTTCGAGCAGCCTTCTTCCACAACCGCTACCACAAGGTAAACCTCGAAGCCTACGCTCGCCATCGCACGGTGGAGTTCCGCCAGCACGGAGGCTCGACCAACTTTACAAAAATGTCCGCTTGGATACATTTTCTCGCAAAAATGATTACTTTTGCAAAACAAGGACAGGTGCAGGCAGGCACAACCCTTCAGAATATTCCTTTCCTCACCGAAAGCGAAAAACTTTACTTAAAGATAAGAACTAAAAAATTAGCAGTATGAGAAGACTAAAGATAGAAACAAGAGATGGTCAGCAAAAGCCGACCATCTCTCCAAAAGAACTCGTTGGTTCTATTATGACCGAAGCAAAACAACAAAGTCGGCTTCCTCATAATTTATTCCCCGAACATCAACAAGTAGATGCACCAATATTCAAAACCTACCGCATTAAAGGAGACAACCACAGGATTGTAGCATACAGCCCCGAAGAGTTCCTTCGCCAGCTTCACGCAGGCAGCCGTTTCGACAGTGAGGGCACAGATGCGGAATATATGCAACGCTTCGCCCTCCGCCTTCAGGAACTCGAAGGCTATCTTGTCAGTACCGACAGCCCCGAAGCATTCCTTGCCGACCTTATTTCCCACGGCTTCGTTTTCATAGAACGATAATCACACAGAATAATACCCACAGCACAATACCCATAAAACAATAATGACAGAATAATACCCATAGAATAATATTCATAGAACAATAATCATAGAACAATAATCATAGAATAACCCCTCTCCAGCTCGTTCTTTACAGCCGTAGCAGCCTTATACTGTTACGGCATTTTTATATGCATACCACCATTTAGATACTTTAACATTATATTTATCACAATAACGCACCACTTATTTTGATAATTAAAAATAAAGTGTTATCTTTGCATTGTAATAATAAAAACAAACAACAACAATAATAAAAACAACGAATATGGAACAATTAGGATTTAAAAACCTTACATCACCTTACAAAGTATATTGGGCTATATTTACACCAGCCATTGGAAAAGTAGTAACAAAAAAGGATAAGAAAGCCCTTTCAGGGCATTCTTACCTTGCAAAGGGAAAAGAAATGGCGTATTACGCCAAACATTTTAATACAAAGGAAGAAGCGTTAGAGTTCATCCAAAACTTCAATGGAAGGTTAGAACAAAAATATCAAGTTCGTTTGCTCACCGATAAACAGTTCGGTATGACAAACATAACAGTTGGCGAACTTCCTAACTTCCCATTCACAGAAAAACAATCTGAAGAGGTTTATTACATATAAACATAACGCTGCGCTATCGGTATGACGGGCAAAAAAAGACAGTAAATTTAAGAGAAAATTTTGCTAAATATTTTTATGAATAAATGAAACTCCCTATAACAGATAAACAGAAAGAGGAGGTAAAACGCCTTTACCTCCTTCAAAAGCACACCATAAGGCAAATAATGGAGCTGACCGGTGTGCGGTCGGAGCAGACAATCTACGTCATTCTTGATGACGCACGTATTCCACGGGTTAAGACGAGGAATATCGTAAGGAGGATATCTATTGGTATAGATGAAGAACTCAATAATATAATAGAAAAGGAAAAGCCAAAAAATACTACAGAATTTATCTGCAATATGGCAAAGGAAGGCTATTATGCCAAATCTAAAAAAGAATAACTATGAGGATAAAGTGTTTCTCAGTAAGATTAAAGGATTTAGTGTCCATCAGTGAAAAAGCCTACAAAGCCACGGCTTTCGATGGATCTACAGCTATCATTCCGAAAAGCCAGGTTCTGAAAGCCGACTGCGGAGTGCACAAGTCTGATGCCTATTGGATCCAGGCTTGGTTCTTACAGAAAACCAACCTTCAGTACTCTTCAAAGAAATGTGCCTATTTCGATGAAGATGGCAACATGCTGCCGTCTTACACGATAAAGACACATGTACCCGAGAAAGTAACTCCCCGAGATAATAATATAATAGAAGATTTGAGGAAATGAGTCTTTACCAATATCAGGAGCAGGCAAGAGAACACCTTAGGCAATGGAAAGTCGGTGCTCTCTTCATGGAAGCAGGCACAGGAAAGACACGTGTAAGCTGCGAGCTTATCAACAGCGTGTCCGAGCTCGACCTTGTAGTTTGGTTCGCTCCTTTGCGAACGATAAAAAGCCCTGTAGGTGTAGCTTCTGTTATTGACGAAGTCAACAAGTGGAGCGACTTCAAGTGCAATACTCTCTTCGTCGGAATAGAAAGCATAGGCTGTTCTGATAGAAAGTACCTGGAAGTACTGCAGCTGATAAAAGAGGCTCGAAAGCCATTCGTTGTTGTAGACGAGAGTATCAAGATAAAGAATATGACGGCAAAGCGCACAAGGCGATTGCTGGAAATATCAAAGTATGCAGAATATAAACTCATACTCAATGGTACTCCTCTGTCCAAGAACCTGCTCGACTTGTGGGCGCAAATGGAATTTCTATCTCCTGCTATATTGCAGATGGACTTAACCAAGTTCAAGAACACATTCTGCAAATACACGGAGATTACAAAAACCATTAACAACCGTTTTCATTATAAAAAGGAGTTTATCACTGGCTATGAGAACATAGACTACCTGTATTCCCTCATTCGTCATTACATCTACGAATGCGACCTGAAGTTGCAGGTTCGGCAGATATACAACACCATAAAATATACGGTGGATAAGTCCTCGCTGGAAACATACAAAAATATCAAGGATATGTTTCTCAACGACGAGATGCTGATGTATAAGAACAACAACATCTTTTTGGAGATGACACAGAAAATGCAGCACTCCTATTGTTGTTCCGAAGATAAGGTTACAAAGCTAAGGCAGCTTTTCAACGACATCGACGAAAGCAAGACTATCATTTTCTGCAACTTTATCCTGAGTCAGGAACTCTGCCGTCGGGAGTTCCCCAGGGCACTGGTGTTAAGTTACCACCAGTCTGCATTCGGACTCAACTTGCAAGACTATCGGAATACGATATATTTCGACAAAAACTGGGACTATGCTGTCCGTGAGCAGTCAAACCACCGTACGTATCGTGTCGGGCAAACTGCAGACTGCCGATATTGGGACCTTGACGGCAATATCGGCTTAGACAACCTTTTCAATAAATGTATTGAAAAGAAAATGAATATGGTAGAGTACTTTAAATCTCTATCTCTTAAAACTTTGAAGGAAAAACTATGAATGTATACGAAGCCTGTATGCAAAGGTTGGAACTTGTTTTTAACGAGTTCGATAACATCTCCGTGTCTTTCTCTGGTGGAAAAGACAGCGGACTACTCCTGAATCTTTGCATACAGTACATACGGAAAAACAATCTGAAGCGCAAGATTTCTGTGTTGCACCTCGATTACGAAGCACAGTACGAACTTACTTCCAAGTACGTGTCCGACATGTTGGCTTCCAATGCCGACATACTCGATGTGTACAGGGTGTGCGTGCCGTTCAAGGTTACCACATGCACCAGCATGACACAGTCCTATTGGCGTCCGTGGGAAGAATCCAAACGCGATATATGGGTCAGCCAAATGCCAAAGGGAGCTTTCACGGCAGCCGACTTTCCGTTCTATAACGAAAGAATGTGGGATTATGAGTTTCAAGAACGTTTCTCGCAATGGATTCACGAAAGGAACAAGGCTGATAGAACTGCGGTTCTTGTAGGTATCCGAACACAGGAAAGCCTGAATCGCTGGCGTGCCATTCATTCCGACAGAAATTACAGGAACTACAAGGGCATAAAGTGGACGAGAGAAATATATCAGGACGTTTACAATGCTTACCCTATATTCGACTGGACTACGGAAGACGTGTGGATAGCCAATGCTAAGTTCCATTTTCCGTACAACCACCTCTACGACCTATTCTATCAGGCTGGTGTCGGCATTCATCAAATGCGTGTTGCTTCTCCTTTTTTGTCTGAAGGTCAGGAAACACTTGCACTCTATCGTGTCATAGAACCGCATACGTGGGGAAAGCTTGTAAGTCGTGTCAATGGTGTTAATTTCACGGGCATATACGGTGGAACTACGGCAATGGGGTGGAAGTCCATCACGCTGCCTGAAGGGCACACATGGGAAAGTTACATGTACTTCCTCCTCTCTACCCTCCCCGAGCACACAAGGCTCAACTATCTTGCAAAGCTCGAAACTTCCATAAGGTTTTGGCAGGAAAAGGGCGGTGTCCTCGATGCCCACACTATCAACGCCTTAAAGCAAGCAGGTGTTAGTATTCAGGTGGGTGGCAAGAGCAACTACAATACCAGCAAGCTACCTGTTAAGATGTCATATATCGACGACATAGACATCAAGGAATTCAAACTCATACCTACTTATAAAAGAATGTGTATTTGCATTATGAAGAACGACCACCTGTGCAAGTATATGGGCTTCTCGCAAACAAAGAACGAAATAGCACGAAGAAAAAACATAATAGAAAAATATAAGAACTTATTATGAAGACAAGATACAACAGCCCCGTTTACAACGTGAAGGCAGTACCACTCGAAAAGATAAGAGCCAACAGCTATAACCCAAACGCTGTTGCGCCACCCGAAATGGAACTCCTATACCAGTCAATAAAAGAAGATGGCTACACTATGCCGATAGTGTGCTATTATCTTCCTGAAGAAGACGTATACGAAATAGTCGATGGCTTCCATCGATACACCGTCATGAAGACACACAAGGATATTTATGAGAGGGAACAAGGTTGCCTGCCAGTTGTTACCATCGAGAAAGATATTAGCAACCGCATGGCATCTACCATTCGCCACAACAGGGCACGCGGTTCTCACTCCATAGAACTGATGAGCAACATCGTAAACGAACTTGTAAAGGCAGGAATGTCCGATGCCTGGATATTGAAGAATATAGGAATGGACGCCGACGAGCTTCTCCGATTGAAACAAATATCAGGCTTGGTCGAACTTTTCCACAACAAGGAATTTTCCATTTGCAGCGATGTCCATTTCCGAGATGCTCGAAGTGGTCATCAATGATTATCAATTTCGTTAATTCACGAAATTGATTAGATATGTAACAAAAAAGTTACTTATTTATTTGATAGTTCGTAACTTTTTTGTTACCTTTGCATCGTCATTAAGACAAAGAGTTCTTTAAAATTTTTAGTAAATGAAGTCAAGTGAATTGAAACGCATTCTTAAAAAGAAAGGATGTAAACTTCTAAGACACGGTTCAAGGCACGACTTGTGGATAAACCCTGCAAATGGGAAATCAACTGCAGTGCCAAGACATGACGCACAAGAAGTGAATACAGGTACTTTAAAAAGTATTCTGAAACAACTTTTTGAATCTGATTAAGGAATAGCCGACACTTTCACGTGTCGGCTATCTTTCAGAAATTTACTAATTATATATAAAGGACTCTTTTAAAAAGAATGTTATCACAAAATAAATATATGAAAGTAACAGTGTGTGTAGAGAAGCAAGCAGGAGAGAAAAACTGCTCATGCTTCATAGAAGAAGACCTTGGACAGGTGGTATTATGCGGATATGGAGCAACTGTTGATTCTGCTGTAGAAGATCTCCTTGTAGCAAGACAAGAAAGTATCGAAGAAGGCTATGACATACCAGAGCTTGAGATGACTTTCAAGTATGATTTATGGGCATTCTTCGATAAGTTCCCTATGAATGCAACACTCGTTGCGAAGCAAATCGGTATTAATGCTTCACTAATGCGTCAATATATAGCAGGACAGAAGCAACCAAGTAAAACACGTGTAGAACAAATACAAGAAGGTATCAGAAACATTGGTAAACAACTTTCTGATATTTCTTTAGCAAGATATTAATGTGTATCATGTCACATTAGTTTACTAAAAAAAAGAACTCGAAGCCTCTGGTGTGTGATACATCGGAGGCTTTTTCTTTTGCTTTTCATTGCGTTTCTATTCGTTTTTTTGTATCTTTGCAACGGATATTAACTAAAAACTTTTTATGAAATTATACTTATATCTTTTCGTCGTATGTTTTTCATTGTGTGCTTGTAAAGGCAAGACAATACAACAAGTTACATTAGAAAATCAAAAACATCGATTTGATTCCATTTACTCATTGGTGGAAAAAGAATATTTTATTGAAAGAGATTCTTTTTCAGAAGGGATTCCCGAAACAGTTTATCCTAAGAACAAACCAAATTCTCTTCAGAAAGACTATTTGTGGGCATATTTTGAAATAGATAATGGTAAAGCAGAAAAATTCAGATTGGTTATCCAAAACTCAGAAGGAAAGAAGATTGACGGAACTATCATGTTTAAATTCAATATAGATGGTAAAATTGTAGATATTATTATTCAGTCTTATATGGCGCACGAATCTTATAAAGGGAATTATTATGATATACCATCAGCTTATGCTGCCGAGTTTTTAGACTCATTAAAGGTCGGGAGTAAAGTTAAAATGAAGGTTACTAACCTTGAAGAATATACTACGAGAACCATAACCTCTGAAGAAATAAACAATATTATCAAGACATATCAATATTATCAAGAACTGGGAGGAGAGCTTGACTCTCCTGACGTTCCTACCAACCAAGATAATTAAAATAATTTGCGTCACGCAAAAATAATTGCGTTTTCTTTTGGCAGTTACAAAAATACTTTCTATCTTTGCAACTGTCAAACAATGTGTAGTAATACACAAATAAGGGCGAGAAGAAATTCAAGCCCCGAACTTATTAAATTTCGATGGGCTTATTTTTATGCCCATATTGCAGACCACTGCAACGAAGATATGGCGGATGCCTTCCAGTGAATTAGCCCTTGTTGGTGTAAGACACATTGTTTGACGACAGGAAGAGCATCCGCTTTTTCTGTTTCCGCACCTGACGGATTCAGGCAACAGTCAAACAATGTGCAATATGCAACAAGTAATCGAATTCGAGAGTTCTGCGAAACAGCAGCCTATCGACGTACGTGCTACGATACAGCGCAAAATCAAGTCTCTTAATCTTTGGCTCGACGCTAAAAGCGAGTTCTACAGTCGTATCTGCGAGTTCTCAGTTACCCGTCGTTTGGTGCTTCGCATCAATGTTGTAACTTTGTGCCTATGCATCACAGCTGCTTGCGTAGAACAGCAGCCTGTAGCCTCACTCGTTTCTGCCCTTTGTGCAGCATACGTGGTTTACCGAGTGAATAAATCTGACAAGGAAGGAGGCAAAAAATGAGTAGCAGACCAATGAATCAGACACTGACATACATCAGCCAAGACACCATTGCAGCCCTTAACGAAATGGTGGGCGGTGGATATTTCCTCGGATATCTTGCCACATTGGAAGATATCGAAAACAAAATTTTCTCCGACTGCAACGGCACCTTTGTCGAAGCAACAGGAGAACCACGTCCAGGCACGTTCAAAATGCTGCAAAGTATCCGTGCTCTCAAAAACGATTTACAAACACTCAACGCCCTCTGTCCCGAAAGCCCAGAGGAAGTAGATGGACTGAATTTTTAATTAAAAAAAATCAATATATGAGCAATAAGGCCAATAACACCGAACAACCAATAACCGACATCAGTATCTATATAGCTGCATTGCAGAAGACTTACGCCCCTGCCCCAACACCAGCCGATGCCACCCATTTCTTTTCCACTGCCGAAGTGGTAGATGCCATCAGGGAAATCGATCCATCGGCAAAAGTTGCGCCAACAGAGGTGTTCTCTGCCCTCCGCAATGCAGGTTTCGATTTCTGCAATCGCCCTGGCTCGCAAGGGCTGGAATTCAAATGGTTGTTCCGTGAACGATAATTTCTACCATGACATTCATTTATTGGATGTTTATTTGTCGGGACATTTCGTCGTGAGACGAGGTGTCCTTTACAAATAAAGTAGAAGTTTCTAATTTTGCCATTGACAAATAAACATAAGGAAATGAATGAGAAAGATATCAAACATGCATCACTTTTCAGTGGTATTGGAGCACCCGAACTCGCAGCCTATTGGTTAGGTTGGCAAAATGTCTTTCATTGCGAGATCAGTGAATTCTGCAAAACTATTCTTAATTATTGGTATCCAAATTCTATCGGTTATGAAAACATCAAAACAACAGATTTTAAAAAATGGCAAGGGGAAATCGACGTACTTACAGGCGGATTCCCCTGTCAGCCTTTCAGTTCAGCTGGACAGCGACTTGGAGCGAACGATGACCGCTACCTCTGGCCAGAGATGCTACGAGCTATCAGGGAAATACAGCCCTCTTTCGTCATTGGTGAAAATGTTGCTGGAATCCTCACAATGGTACAGCCCACTGAGGCGGTTAAAGTGGGTTGCACGCCCTCTTTATTTGAAGAGAACGACAATATATATAGAAAAGAACAGCAGTTCGTTGTTGAAACCGTTTGTACAGATCTTGAACGTGAAGGATATTCCGTGCAGCCGTTTGTTATTCCGGCTTGTTCCGTCGGTGCGCCCCATCAAAGAGATCGGGTGTGGTTCATTGCCCAAAGAAATGCTTCCAACTCCTGTAACGCAAGGACTAAAGGTATGCAAGAACGGAAAGCAGAAATTCTATCCTCAAAAGTTACTACCGACTCCGCTTGCAGTAGAGATACAGCACAGCAAACGTATCAAAGAATTGAAAGAGAAGGGAGGTCGAACAATGGGCAGCAGAAAGAATGGCGAACGACGTCCGAACGGACTGATGGATTATATCAACTTTCACGGAATTCTACCGACACCATGTGCGCAGGATTTCAAGAAACGAGGCGAGAACTCGAAGCAGAAAGGATTGCCAGATATATTCAGCAAGATGGATTGGCTACTAACTCCGACGGCAAGCGACGGCAGGAGGTCTATAATGACGATGGACAATCTGAAGGCGCACAGAAAGCCGAACGCGGAGCAGAGCAATTTAGCGGAACAAATCGCCCACAAGATTGGTGGAGGGACTTCCCAACTGTCTCCCCTGTTTGTATCGGAAATGATGGGCTTCCCTTTGATGTATCTCGTCTTACCATTTCTTTTGCCCGATGGAGGCAAGAAACAATAAAAGCCCTCGGCAACTCTATGGTTCCTCAAGTAGTATATGAATTATTCAAAGCTATAGAAAGTCAAATACTCAAAGATTGATTTGCAACTTTCAGTTATAAGTTTTACATTTGCATTAAAATAAATATCTTGATTATGGTAATGTTAGAAATATTCTTTTTTTTAATATCGCTTATTCTGATGCCGTTCTTAACATACGGTGAGCCATGGTCTGTAAAGTTGTTCTATTTAGGACTGTGCATGTTCTTAACCCCAATAATAGGTATACCACTATACAGGCATTTCGTTAAATAGGAAAATCCTTGTCCTTTAGTTTATAACTGTCTGTTACTATATTTGCAATATAAATAGCAAATATGGTAACAGAAAGTCTCATTCGTAAAAAGTTCGTTCACGAAACCCTGCAGAAGGGTCTCTTGAAAATTTATACCACACAGGAATCCGTAGTGCGTAGTAATTATCAACTACGCTCAAGAAGGCTTATCACACTGCTTTCAAAGCATTCTTTTGAGAGTAGCATCACCAGCGACTCTCATACAATTTTTGTCCGCATTCTTCCTTACCTCCGCTTCCTCGACATGGCATATCGCAGAAACGATCGCATATCCAAGTTCAAACGCCGTAACCTTGCTCTTTATAATCGCGTAGTATGGGGCGTGCTCTATCACGAAACATTTCCACAACTCCGCTATGGCTTCACCGATGAAGTAAGAAAGACCATTCACGACCAATTAGAAAAATCATTAAACCCATAAGCAGTATGGCAAACAAGCATCTATCAGAAGACCAAATTCAATATACTGTTGATGTCAAGACTTCAAAGGCACAACAGGAAATCCATAAACTCGAAGTTCAGTCAGCGTCCCTCAGAAATGAGAACAAGCAGCGACTGCAGCAAATGATAAAACTTGAAGCATCGGGAAAGAAAGAAACCGAGCAGTACAAGAACATTTCTGCTTCCTACAAGGATACTGGTAGGCAGATTCGTGACTTGAGTTCTCGTATTCAGGAGCAAACACGCTCGCTGGATATAAATGCTATGACAATGTCGCAGTTGAAGAAACAGTCTAAGTATTTACAGAAAGAACTGGACAATGTCTCTAAGGCTCTAAATCCACAGCAATACTCTGCTCTTGAAAAAAGTATTCAGACTGTAAATGCCCGAATGTCAGAATTAAAACAGAACTCCAAAAATGTCAAAGAGCTTTTAACTTCTGACCAATTCAACAATTTCTTTTTAGGACAATTGGGCATAAAAACGTTAGAGTTAGTCGCCAGAGTAGGAAAGTCGATAGCTGGGACTCTTTCAGAAACAATAGGTAAGAGTGTAGAGTTGGCAGAATCAGCTGATGGTGTAGTTCACGCTTTTGAAAAGATTGGTACGGAGGATTATCTTCAAACACTCCGAGAGGCAACCAAAGGCACGGTGTCTGATATAGAATTGATGAAGGCAGCCGTAAAGGCAAAAGACTTCCGTATTCCCCTCGAAGACCTCGGTAAGTATCTTTCTTTTGCTCAATTGAAAGCACAGCAGACAGGACAGGAACTCGATTACATGGTAGATTCCATCGTTACAGGTCTTGGACGTCAATCCCCACAGATACTCGATAACCTTGGACTTTCTGCAGCCGAAATAAAAGAACAAACCAAAGAAACGGGCGACTTTATGAAAGCCGTGGCAGGTATCGTTGAGAACAATCTTGCACAGGCAGGTGAAACCTATATATCAGCTGCCGACCGTGCTGCTCAGCGCACGGTCGAGTTGGAGAATGCCCAGCGTTCGCTTGGAGAGGCATTACTACCCATTAAGGAGGAATTTTCAGATATATATGGTCAGATAAAAATAGGAACAATCAAGGCTATTAAATACCTCGTTGAACACCGTAGCACCATCGTCTTGCTCTCAAAAGCTATAACTTTGCTTATCGCTACCTATGCATCCTATGTGGCTGGTCAGAAATTGGCGCATCTATGGAGCCTGCGTTCTGTCGCTGTTAGCAAGCTCAAGGCAGCTGCAGCTGCTGTTGAAAATGCTATGCTTGAGTTGTCAGCATTGCGTCACGCCGTTCTTAACAAAACGATGACCACTTCTATTGCTTTGCAGAAAGCATTTAATGTTGTTCTAAAACTAAGTCCTTGGGGACTTATCCTCGGAGGTATTACGCTCGCTGCAGGTGCATTACTTATGTTCAACAAACGTACCGATGCTGCCTCTGTGGCACAGAAGAAGCTAAACGATATTCAGACAGAAGCCAGTCGTAAGGTTGAGGAGGAACGTATCAAAATAGAAATGCTTACCAAGCGTGTTCATGACAATTCGCTTTCTCTGGCAGAACGTCAAGATGCAATTGCTGCTCTGCAGAAGATAGTTCCTGACTACACTGCAAAACTTACTCGCGAGGGACAAGTCTACGATGAAAACACAAGAGCCTTAACTCGATATCTTAATGCACTCAAAGAAAAAGCCTTGTTGGAGGGAGCTCAGTCGGCAATTAAAGATTTAGGAAAACAAAAAGCAGAATTGATAATCAAACAACGCAAACTTCAAAAAGACCTGAAAGGTATCAAGAAGGAACAAGCCGACTTTACGAAAAATAATGCAGCCCGACCACAGACTTCAGGAGGTGCTGTTGCTCCTGGTTATACCAATGCAGCTATGGGTTATTCTGCCAACGTGTCTGCTATTTCACGTCAATTGGAAGATACTACAGAAAAAATCAAAGTCATTGATACATCTCTTGATGCCATAGGCAAGGAGTTTGGTAAAAAACTTTTCACAACTGATAGTCGTAATGGTGGAAGCGGAGGAACTTCTTCTGGCAATAGTGGCGGGCATTCTACTCGAAACAATACTACTTCACATAGTGGCTCCGTTCCTAACCCTGATGATAATATTACGCGCAATTTCTCAGCTGCAAGGCAAAAAGAAATTGACTCCGCTAATGCTGCTTATCAAAAGGATATCAATAACCTTAATATGGCACTGGCAAAAAAGGAAGTTTCTCAGGAACAATACGATATCTATGTTTCTGCACTCAATACCAAACACGCCACAAATATGCTCGCTATCGAGCAGGCTTATCACCAGAAATCCTCTTCGCTTGCTTTAAAGGATGCTGCCAAAAAGAAAGAGATAGAAACTGAACAAGGCAAGAATGTTGCCCAAGCGCAGCAGAAACTCGAAGAAGTACAAATTGCTGCTCAAGAAAATTATCAAACTGTTATGGCTCAACTCCTCGAGCAAGGAAAAGTCCAACAAACGCTTACACTCGAACAAGAACGTGATGCAAAACTTGAAGTGCTGGGCGGATATTATGAAACTGCGCTACAGTTTGCTCAGCAAGCAGGAGAAGACCAGGCAATGGTTGATGCTGCTTATCAACAAGCCAAACTCAATATCCTCGCTGAATATAACAACAAGCAGTTGGCTGCTGCCAAGGCTCTCGAAGAACAACAAGCACAAGCACGCCAACAATATGGACTTGAAACTTTCGAAGAACATCTGCAAGCGCAACGACAAAAAGCAAAGGAAGATTACGATAAAACGTTGCTTACCGAAGAACAGTACCAGCAAGCATTAACCAACATCGAAAAGCAAGGTGAGGAGCATCGTCTTCAACTTCGCCAACAATATGGTTTAGCATCGCAACAGGAAATTTTCGATGCAGAAATGGCTATGCTCAAACAACACCTTGACAACAAGGAAATAACCGAAGCTGAGTATGAAGAGGCGAAAAAGAATCTGAAAATACAAAAAGCTAAGGAGGCTTTCGACTATTTCGCTAACCTTGCAGGTGGTGCAGTGAAAGCATTGCAAGACGCTGAAATGGCAAACGTAGACGCTAAGTACGATGCGGAAATAGAATCGGCAAAACAAGCAGGCAAAGATACATCGGCTATCGAAAAGAAAAAAGCGGAAGAGAAACTCAAGATACAAAAGAAATATGCCGATGTAGACTTTGCCATTAAGGCTTCACAGATTATTGCTGATACTTCTGTTGCTATAATGAAAGCACTCGGAGAACTGGGACCGATAGCGGGTCCTATCGCTGCGGCATTGATGGGAATTACAGGCGTAGCACAACTTGCAGCTGCCAACGCCGAACGTCAGAAAGTAAAACGTATGTCGCTCAATGGTGGCGGTGGTTCTGGTGCATCAGCTTCAGGAACTCGAGTAGCCACAGGTCTTGAAAGTGGAGGTAGCATCGATGTGGAAAGAGAACAAGACGGCAAACGCTTCCACGCTGCCTACGACCCGAACAGACGTGGCTTTATCGATAAGCCTACTGTTATTGTGGGCGAAGGTGGCTACGGGCATAGCAAAGAATGGGTAGCTTCGAATGCTGCCGTCGAGAACCCTACTATTGCTCCGATACTCGATATTATGGACAGGGCGCAACGTGCAGGCAATATCCGCACCTTGGATATGAATAAATTCTTACTCCAACAAGCACAAGGGCGAGCAGCAGGAGGTAGCGTAACAAAGCAAGCAGTGCCAACTGTCAGTCAGGCTTACCATGGGCAAGATGCTGAAGTAACAAAACGCCTAATAGAACTATTAGAGGATATGAAAACGAATGGTGTTCGTTCGATAGTAGGATTAACAGAACTTGACGCAAAACAACAATTGCAAGAACAAATAAGAAAAGTGGCATCAAAATAAATCGTCGGAAATGAAAATAACGAATCTATCAGCAGGCGAAGACTATAACCTTTCGCCCAATACCAAAATAGAAGTGGAACGTACCAACCCATTCTTTAACGAATACGGAGAGCGCAGCGTTCCTTTAGACCTTCCAACATCGGCTCGCAATAGGCGCATTCTTGGTTTTCCAGAAGCCTTTGGTGGTATGCACAAAATAAAGCCAATGGATGTAGCCATACAAGATGGCGAGTTCTACACACAATGTAGACAAATCGTGCTAAACGCACAACACGAAGGAAAAATATCGACATCGTTTTTCTTAAATGATGGTTCGTTCTATTCTAAAATAAAGAACGTAAAATTAAAAGATATTTTCAAAGATGAGTTTGTTCCAGGAGTCAACTCCGTTAAAGAGGGTATTGAGTTCTGCCGTGGTTTACGTAACAACGAGCATGAACAATTCTCAATTTTTCCAATATTGGTGGAAAACGACTCTGGTGTTGATAGTGGTTTCAACTATAAGATTATAAATGCTTTTGGCAAAGAAGACATACTTGACAAAGATTTATATATAGCGTGGAGCATTTATAAACAGATGTTTGGTAAAGACATTATACCTTCTGTTAAATATTTCCACCCTGATAAAACAGGAGCAGATTGCGACTTCTACAATGCCAAGCAGCGCACCGAATATGTTGACAATGTAGCCATTACACTTTCTGAGGGCTATTATATATCGCCTTTCATACGAGCCAACTATTTGCTAAAAAGAGTGTTTGCTTATTTTGGTTACGAGTTGCTTCCGAACTTTTTCACGGAGACAGAACCATTTAAGAAAATGGTTGTGCTCAATAATGTTATGGACACGCTTGTTAATGGTAAGATAAGAATTGCCGACCTTGTTCCCAACATAACTTGTTCGGAGTTTATCTCTGTATTTCGCAAGAAGTTCTGTTGTGAGTTTACACCCAACGAGGGCAATAGAACCATTGATGTAGTATTCTTGCGTGATGTAATGGCAAGTACTCCTACAATAGATTTGACACACAACATGACCGCCGAGCCTGTAATAACGTATAAAACGGAAAAAGATTATCAACGTGTAACCCTTGCTGCTGATGATAAGTTAGGAGGTGAAGTAAACGAGTCGTACGAAGATTTGAATGATATGTCGAAAAATAATGCAACGGCTTATTTTGAACCCAAAGATGGCTCGTTTTATAAAATAGGTTTTTCAGGCGACTTTCGTGTCATCACAAAGATAGGAGAAGCATCACAAGGTTACAACACAGGCGAAGAGCTCGAACCAAAGGAAATAAAAATTCCTGAATTGATACCAGAATTTAGAACTCTGACATATAAGTATAAGGTTCCTGAACTTGCGTCCGACGAGGGAGAGTTCCTTTTCGAGAAAGAGCGTTATCTTTTCGTGGGAAGCTACAAAACGCTCAACTCTAAAATGGTAGTAGCTAACAATGATAAAGAGACCCATACAGAACAAGCTAATAAAGAAAAGACAATGTTAGCTTTCACAGCCTACCGAGATGGAAGAACCATTGGCACGATATCTCCTTACGATTTGTCAAATCCCAATTGGAAAAAGGCAACAAAACTTTTTGATTATGCGCTTTATTATAATGGTGAAGATGGCATATTCGAACGCTTCTACAAAGACTACGACCTGTTGTTGCGTAACTCGCTGCACGAATTAAAGGTAAAACTTTTATTGTCGCAATCACAGAAACAGAACTTACCAGCTCATTCAAAGGTGCTTATTCGTGGAGTGGCTTTCTTTCTCAACAAGTTGAAATTTGTTCTTGGCGGAAATAACGAGCCTATGGAATCAGAATTTAAATCCATATCACTGATGCAACCAATTATCTCTGCCCCAAATTTAAGAAGTTTATTTCCTTCTATGGGCTCTAAATATAAATGGGTAGGAAATTGCGAGATTAGTAACGTATCTGAAAGCGAATACGATAATTCTGGACTGGATAAAGAAAGAACCTTTGCTACGATATACCCTCCACAACCATCAGAAAAATATCTTGGAGAATATTATATGGTTCAAAATTCTTATCATTCACGACAGATAAGACATAAGTCGTTCTGGAGAAGTGCAAAGTACGCGTACTCTCGCACCAAAGTATGGTTAATGTGTATCTATAAAACTAACGACGAATAGTGTCCTTTCTGATAATATTTTATCTTATTAATTTTGCCTTAAAAGACTTGCAATGATAGATATTGTTATAAGACCCGATAGTATTAGCCTTGTTGGCTCAATGAAAAGAATTGTAATCTCTGCAACAAAAGAGGTTACATTCGTTTTGAGTTTGAAAGAAAGCGATGTGCCAATTGTTCAACACACTTACACTCCTAATAGTAAGGGAAGAATAGAAATAAGGCTTGAAGATATTCTCTCGCCTTTGCTTTATTTCGAACTTAAAGATGTTGATACAGCTTATCGTCAAGAACACATTGCACAAGTATTTGAAGTATCGCTCAAGGATAGTGAAGCAGTAAGGAGTTTTACTTTTACTGCAATAAGAGCAGGGGTAGACCAATTAGCAGATTCGGCTGAGAACTTCTTAATGACTAACTTTCTAACATGGCAGCCAACAGTTAAGCCTGTTACTTATCATACGCCAGAATTTCTTACCTATTACGCTATGGTAGACGCTGTTGTTAAATGTAAAATTTATTACACGACAGACTTGTTAGGTCAAGAACTAACAAGAGATAAGACCATTGTTTTGGCAAATTTGAGCAAAGATGCTGCATGGACTATCCCTGTGCAGTATGCTATCATTGCAGGTAAGTCAAAAGTAACTCCATCATTTTACGATGTATGGATAGAGGACAGTGCAGGTGATTGTATTACTTATGTTCAACGTTATTTTGCTTCTGACATTAAAAGTGAAGAAGAACAATGGATACTGTTCGAGAACTCATTGGGAGGTATCGATACTTTCAGAGCATACGGGAATGTTGAGTTGAATGCAAAGCACGAACACAAGATTGCAGAAATCGAAGATAATGCGGAGGAGTATCGTGTTGATACAGAACGGATGTTTAAAAAGAATACAGGACATCTCAACAAGGAAGAACGTCAATGGTTGCTCGACTTCTTTCCTTCACTTGGCAAATACATCTACATTAATAATCACATTCGAAAGATTGTGGTTACAGATAGCGATGTAAACTACGAAGCAAAAGAATTGCCGTCTAATTATAATTTTACCTTTAAGTTTGCTGATGCACGTCCTTATCTTAATCTTAGTAGAGGTGATATACCGACTGAGATGTTAGATGTAAAAGTTCCCGACCTCGGGTCTTTTACCATCGCCCCACGCTTGGTTGAGTTCCAAAGGCTCAATCTGAGTGGTGGGGCACTCTTTCCTGTTCAGAATCCGTATGCCGACGAATGGAACGTTACCACGATAGCTGCCATTATTGACTTTATTGTAGAAGTGCTTGAGAAAAGCTACTCTGCTAACGGTGGCGTAGGGCACACCCATACGAACTACTCGCTGCTGCAAAGTCTTTCGCTGCTGAACGGCTATCTGCTTGAGAATGGTAACAAGATAAAGGCTGGCTATGCTGATAAAGCGCGTGATTTAGAAGAGCCAGTAGACGATCGTTTCCTTTCGAAGCTAAAAGCCGACACGGCGAAAGAGTTAATAACGTTCTTAAAGGGCATTACGTTTGGAGATAGTGTTCAAAATATAGGCTTCGCAAAAGGCTTAAACGGCTTTGGCGTGTGGCTTGATGCAAAGGGCAGGGCGCACGGGCAGATTGACTATCTCGAGGTGATTGGCAAAGCTATATTTCGCTCGCTACAGATTGATGAGTATAAGCACATCGGGGGCAACATTGTGCTTTCAGGTGCGAATGCCGTGATTGAAAAGGTGGTGCCTGTTAGTGGTGGCTGGAAATGTTACCTACACACGGACGATGGCGACAAAGCGATAACGAACGATTGGGAGCCGGGCGACCAAGCACTATGCCAGACGTTCAACATTAGGGCTGGGGTTTACGAGAACGTGAGCAACCGTTATTACTGGCGCGTAGTGTCAGCTGTGGCACAGAAATCGGCTACCGAAAAGGCGTATATCGTTATTACTGCCGATGACGCTTATCGGGATAAAAGCACAGAGAACGATGCTCCAATGGCTGGCGACAATATTGTGCTTTGTGGGCATAACACGCTTTGGGACGTTGCTAACGGCATTGACCCTACGCTGAACCGCAACAGAATGAATGTTACGATGATTACCACCTCGAAAGAGGAGGGTGGAACTATCGAAGTGTATCGCAACATTCACGACTTTTCGCTGAATAAAGGTAACGCAATATTTCATTTGTCCAGCGACAAAATCTATATGAATAGCCGCAATTTCGAGTGGGTAAGCTCCGACGGCGAGCGTATTCC